AACAAATTGTGGGCAGTAAGGGCGAAATCGCGTCTGGGTCGGTCAGTGTGGTAAGCTGGCCGGGTGCGTACCGGGAGGGTGTGATCAACCCTCCCACCCGGCTTGAATCTGGAGGGCTAAGGACCGTAGACGGCGCAAAGAGCGTCAGAACGGCACCCGGTCTTTTGGAGGATAGTCGGAGTTTTGGGGGTCCAACAACGAGCCATCCACAACAGCCTCAGAACCATGGCGATGATGACATGAGTTTTGGTACGGCAAGCGACGGCAATGAAACCACGGCTTTTGGAGTTCAGCGTAGCGGAGACGCAGCGGGTTCTTCAAATGTCATTGGTGAGTTGCCTGAAGTGGAGGTTTCGGTTTGGACATTGATCCGTCGCAAGCTAGGGGAGTGGCTCTCCCCGCGGAATGCGCGCGACGTGGACTTGCAGGAGGAATCATGCTGCAAGCGGTGGTTTTGGCTCAAGCCGCGACAGGGCATCGCGGAGTGGGTCGAGGGGAACGATGACCCAGTACGTTCAGCAGTAATCATCGGTGTCGTCAATGGCGACATAACCACCACCGGGGGGAAGATAGAGGCACGGGAAAGTTCAGATTCGAACGTTGTCACCGTTACCGCGAAGAAAGGTAGACGCGGCAACTTACGTAGAAAACGGGGCAATGTGCGAATCAACGTTCTCGCGGGTCGGATCGTTTTTGAGACCAAACTACGTCTTGGATTAATCCAAGACACCCCAGCCAATAGAACATTGGTTCGGGCAGATTGTGCAAGACGATGCGAGGGTTTGAGGAGAGATGGAGATCCTGAATTCGTGAATCTGCGTTCAAAAGACCTTTATTCAGTTGTGCTTTGGGCATCTAAGATGTACTGGGTCGCGACTGATGAGGAGTTGGACGTTCACGATGCCATGAACGACGTCACGATTCAAGCCCGGGTGGGTATGCGAACTAAGTTCGCAGACCCACCTCCAGCCGGTTGATGCCGGTTAGGTAAATGGCAAGGAACTTCTACGGTAACACGGGTCCCACCCGAACTATTAAACGGGATCAGTGATTATCGTGAAGAAGAGGCACTCCTTGCTTTGCCTAGCCGGGATGGGGGCACGGTGGGTGCCCGCACCTACTACCAGGTCGATGCTGGTAGGGGTGCAAGCTGGGACATACCCAACAATGATTTAGGAACCGTGCATCATGCTATTGCAGAACGGGTCTTCTTCGTCAAGAAGAACGGCAAGTTTCAACGTCCACCGCGACCGATCAGCGAGGACTTTGTGATGCAGCGCTTAGCGGGATTTGACAGAAAGATGGACAGGTTTGCGTCAGAGTTTCCTTTAGCTAGCCCGATGACTACCGACGAATTCGTCGGATCATACGGTGGAGCCAAGAGGAAGGTCTACCAGGCCGCTGCAGATTCGCTGAATGATCGCAAATTCAGCTCACGCGACGCGCGGGTGAAGTGCTTTACCAAGGATGAATACATGAAGCCAGGTGGGGCTCCACGTGCTATTCAACCACGGTCACCCCGGTTCAATGTTTTGTTGGGGCGGTATTTGAAGCCGATCGAACATAGGGTGTTTCAATGTATCGATTTGATTTTCGATCCATCCGGGGAACACCGAACGGTCGCAAAGGGCATGAACATGATAGATCGCGGTCGAACCATTGCCAAAATGTGGAACAAGCATTCACAGCCCGTGGCATTGCTAGTTGATGCTAGCAGGTTTGACCAACACATCAACCAACCCCTACTTAAGTTCGAACACAAGCAATATCCAAAGTTCGTCGAGGGTCGCGCGCCGGACGCACCCTCCTTGCGACGTCTGACGTCACTCCAATTACAAAATGAGGGACGTTACCGAGGAAAAGACGGCAAGATTAAGTATAAAGTACGAGGAAACCGCATGTCGGGGGACATGAACACCTCGTTGGGGAATGTGATCGTCATGTGTTCACTCATGTACGCGTACATCGAAGATAGAGGTCTTCTTAGCCAAGTAGACCTCTACAACGATGGTGACGACTGTGCACTTATAATGGATAGGCGGAATCTGGACCGATTCCGTACAGGATTTGAAGAATGGTTCGAGGAAATGGGGATCACTATGTGCTATGATGGGGTTTACGACACACTGGAGGAGATAGAATTTTGTCAAGCACATCCGGTATACAACGAAGAAGTGGGTTATATGTTGGTGCCGCGGCCGAGCAAGCGGCTTTATAGTGATTTAGTAAGTACAAAACCATTGCACTCAAAGAAAGTTTATAGGAAATGGATGGGAGCTATCGCCGGATGTGGACTTGCGGCGTCACGAGGGGTACCAATCTTTGGAGAGTTCTATCGGTGGGTAGGATCTGGTACCATTCCTTATATACCAAAACAAGGGGATACATACTACCGGTATCGCCAAGAACTTGTTGAAGGTATGGAGTTAAGCCAACGTGAACCAACCATTCAGGAACGTATTTCCTTCTACTTTGCGTTTAACATCACTCCGGACGAACAGGTGATGATGGAATCATACTTCAAACACAAGGAATCCCCTTGCTGGGGGGAGCCTTGTATTGATCAGCGACGTGAGCTTGATCCTATCCAATGGTTAGTGCCACCGGAGCAAAAGGAGCACAATTAGCATCGGAAGTAAAATGCCCCAGATAACGGGAAGACCCCCCACTTCGTGTGGGGCGGCAACATGCCAAATTGGCCCTTTTCCATGGTTACGGCACTCAAAGGCAAATGCACGCTTAGCTTGAGAGTGAACGCTTGGAGGAGGTGTGGGAGGTGTATTGACACCAGGTTTGTAGTACAAGTGCCCGATAACGGGGAGACCCGTCAATAAGTTTGAACTACAGCGTGAATGCGCGCAGCGGATTGATCCATCTTCTGCGTTAAGATACCGGATTGCTAACACGAAAACAGGAAAGGGCCGGGGGACCCAGAATACCCCCAGGAAATTAACAATGGCAGGCGCGAACGGAGGGTTGCGCATATCGAATGAGGAATTTGTGATGAGCTTGAACCCCACCATGTTTAGAAATAATAGCGGTGAGGATCACGAGCATAAAACGATCAAATCGACCAAACACCCCTTGAATCCCGGGGATGGACGTACTTTTCCATGGTTGAGTGCGATCGCGAGGCGTTATGAACACTACACGTTCAGCAATCTCGAATTCATTTATAAACCGAATGTCAGTACCCTGGTTAGTGGTAATGTTGCACTATGTCCTATTTATGATCCAGCGGACGCGGTGCCTAGCACTAGACAGGTGTTACTCAATACTGAGGGTTGTAAAAGAACACAAGTTTACAAGTCAGATCGCTTGCAGATCCCAGCGAGCAGGTTACGCGCCGGTAAGAAATATGTTAGAGTCAAGGGTGATACCATCCTTGATCCCGGTGAACTCCGAGCAACAGACCTTGGGTTCTTATGCGTCACAATCACTGATCTCATTTCTGATTCCAATCCTATTGTCATTGGTGATCTATTTGTCAAGTACACGGTCGAGTTTCACGGACCTAGAATCGGGTCGCAGTCGAGTCTCTGCGGACACTCGAATACGAAATTCGTTTCGGGCCACGCTGGAGCGAATGTGGACGGCGTTGTTGCGCCGTTCGGAGTCACTTCAGACTGGACGAAACAGTACAATAGCACAAAGAACACTCTTGATTATGACATTGGGTACGATGCTAGCAGCTATCAGTACGCTGGTACCGCTGGCGGAGCTGCGTCGCTGATCAGGTTCAATCAGCCGTTCACCGGTCTTATGACGGCAGAGAGACACAGTGATGCGGCGACCAACATTGGAAGGCTAATTGTTAATGGATCAAAAGGAATTGGGTCTGGCTACTCCACGACCCAATCGGTTGGACAGCCCCTGAAGGCAGGGGTTACGGACCACCCATGGCGTCACGCACTTACGGACTTAGTCCATACAGTTAAGGACGGGGCGACTGCGGTGAAGGATGTGTGGAGCATCATCGCTGACGTCGGTGATGTTTTGCACTTGACTGGGGAGGGCATAGCAGATGGGGCCCAGGAATCAGCACTTTGGTTCACTGAGGCATCCGAGGAGATGTTGCCCGTGTTCGCAGGTCTTTTGGTATAGCATTGAGGAGTTGGCGACTGGAGCCAAAATGATAATACCGTTTTATGGGGACAGACACCCCAACAGAAAATGTGGTTTTGTGTAACCAGCGGGAGAAATACACACTTGCCTGGTCCGGCTCGTAGTGTTGTAGCATTTCAATGTATGCTATGACTCAAGTACCAGCAATACGTGGATAGCCACCCTATGTCCTTAATGAAGCATCAGGAGGAGGCATCCGGTGTCGGTCAGTGAAGGTCTCAGATCATTCGTAAGCAGTGAGTAGCCTTGGTAGTAGCAATTAGGGGTGGACGTGCGGTTAAAGTCCGCGGAAAACCCAGCTCCACCTTGTCCATCAGGTGTAGTAAACCATCGTCTCACAGACTCAACATTGGAGCGCTGAATCCTTGCCCGTGATACCCGTCACGGTAGGATCCACACAAAGGGAAAACTTGCAGCCCAAATCGATGAAGTCCCAGCGGCCTCAGACGGTCTTGCGATAGACCGCAAACGGTGGAAATCCGTAGACTATTGACACGTCGACCCTTCGGGGAATTGGGGCGTCACCCCCACGTAGGCA